CAGTTGTTGCATTTGTAGTCGTATCGTATCATCTTTCCGGAAAGAGTACGTTTGTTTTCCTGTCTGCCGCATATACTACCATCTGATTACCAGAAACACGGGTAGGGCAACAAATACCCTTCTATATATAAGGCGGAATTATGACTTTTTGCGTTACAGATTCTTCTAAAGCCTTGTCGCCCTTGAGTTTACAGCGATTCCAAGCAGACCGAAGCGTAGATTCTTTTTTACTTAGTATTTGTGCAATTTCTGGAAACGTGTTTTTTCTTATTTGATAAAAAAAGTACACTTTTCTTTCTAAGTCAGTAAATAAATAACTAAGTGTAAAGCCTAGATTTAAAAACTTTAAATTGTTTATAGCTTTATCTGCAAGTTCCTGTACATCTGTAATACGTTGTTCTTGTTCAGAATGTCCGCACATTGGACAAGGTTCGTGGCTTGGTTCGTTCATTTAAAATATCTTTGGTATATTTCAACAACAAAAGAACATAAAACAACTAAACCAAATACTAATAAGACTAAACCCACACCTAAACAAAATATTGATCCGGCTATTTTTACTATTATGTCAATCAAAACGGCAAATCGTCCGCTTCTTCAGAACCATATCTTGATTCGTGTTGATCTGTTCCTTTAGGTTTATAAGTATCTTCGACAATATAGTGTGTAACACCTTTATCTGAAGGTTCTTTTCTTTCTTGAATTACAATATTAGCTGATCCATTTTTTTCAATAGATTCTAACTGTTCAATAAACTCATCAACTTTTATCCATACTTTTAATACTGTTCCTCCATTATCAAAAGAGTGTTCTTTTATTACTGCACCATTAAGATAGTTCTTTTTTTCTGGCATCTTTTTTCTCCCTTCGTTTCTTTGCTTTGTATTCGGCAATAGCTTTACGCTTCTTAGCCTTTAATTGTTTTTTACGTTTTGCATTTTTATTTGGCATAATTATTATAAAGAATTAGCTTGTTTTATTTTATTTTTTACAAAATCAGAACTTTGACTTAATTTTGATAAAAGCTTTTTATCTTTTAAAGACTCCATTCTTTTCCAAGCACTTCCGCCTATTTTTATTGTTCCATCTTTTATCAGTCCTTCATAGAATTTTATTTTTGAACTTATAGATTTACAAGATAAAACTTGTTTCTTTTTAGTCATTTTTATTTTCCTTATATATCTTTTTTAAAAGTTTATTAACACTATCAACGTGCTTATTACAAGAATAAGCCAACGTAATTGTCTCGCCATCTTTATAATCTGTAAACTCATACACACCCTTACTCAAACACGAGCCTTGTTTACATATATTTGGTAATACTTTATTAACTTGTATCATTTTGGTACACTTCTCAAGTTAGTTTGCACATAATTAGAATTTTTCTTGTGTCTGATATAAGGTGTTTTGCAACCTTGACATCTATACACAGGGAACTTGTTAGCTGATGTAAAATAGCTTGTATCTGTTTCATCTAAAAACTCACAACCACAATTAGGACAAACATCTTGATCCATTAATACACCCAGGTTCGGATGGTTCTTTATGTATGGTCTAAGCTTTAAGTAAACTTCTTCCAATCCCATTACATCGTGGCGATTATATTCTTCCATTGTGTCCAATTGTTCTTGAACTCCGTGAATACAATCAACCCATAATTGAAACTCTGTTGATAGTTTTTGTTCTAACTTAAAGTGTTTTGTTAAGTAGTCTTGTTTATATGAAACAAAAGCAAATTCCCTACGTGCTACTTTAAGCGTATCTATGGTCCTAAATGGTGAAGGTGGTTTTATATCGTTATCAATAAAACGTGCATTTAACTTTCTTAAATCAAACCTATCGCCATTATGTCCTATTACAATATCAGCTTCATCTAATAGCTTCCAGATTGATTGCAATACACGCTTATCATTGCGTGTTTTTGTTTCTTCTGGTGTTACTATATCAGATACAACATTCTCATCATATAACCACTTTGCTGCCCACGATAATACATACCACGATTTTTCTTCCCCTTTACTATCTTTAATAATATTAGTGTGTGGAATAAACTGCTTATATAATCCCCAAACATATACTTCCATTGGTGCAGTCTCTATATCAAATAATAAAATTTTAGGTAAATCAACCTTTGGCGAATCTCTAGGCACTTGAAATTGTTTATTACAAGTAACGCATTTATATCTTTGTACATTACATTCATAACCTTTTGAATAGACTACTCCCTTTTTACTTACGTGCGATGAATTACATTTTGGACATATTGCTCTCATTGTTTTTCCTTCGGTATGTGGTTACCATAAACTTGAATTGCTTATTTTTTTTACACTATCTTTTAAACTTATATAACCTACAAATTTTGGAATTTTATCTTTATTTTCAAAATCTGTTGTGCTTGGTTGTTCTCTCCATTCCCATTTAAAATTATAATTATTTTTTTCAAGATCAGAAATATTGAATATGTATATATCGCCATTTATATAAACTGCATAAATAAATTTTTTAGCATTTAATTTTGCATAATAAGAATTAAAAGAAAATTTACTAAATTCGATAATTTGTTTTTCGTAAAATGTTTTTCTGGCTTTTATTTCAATTATATAATTCTCATCATAAGCATCAAACTGTAAATATTTTACTGAAGGCTTTTTTAAACTTAAAGAAAAATCTTTATTTATAGCTTCTCGTATTAAGTTTTCTTTATTCATTTATTTGTATTATAATAAGACATAATTATTGAGCGGTGTCAAGGAACTGCCCCTTGCCCTCACCAATGGTATTAGTGTGTATCTCTCTTGATACTTCCACCGCATAAAAGTCTTTTTTGTATTTATTATTTAAAATATATAAAAATCTTCTTTGTTTAAAATTTCCTTTTATATGTTTTATTCCGGGATAAATTTTCGAAACTACGGACCATTTTCTAGTTTTATGTCTGTGCCACATTGATACAGGGTGAATCCTCTCGCCGTTTTTTAACAAATAAAAATCAACAGGAACACTTGGAATTTCAATTGCGTTAGTTGCTTTATAAATAATACCTTTATTACCAACTGATTCATCTGCATAAGTAATAATAAATTTTATCCTAGAATGTGCTTGTTTTATAAAACTAATTAACAAAGAGATCACTTGGCTTTCGCTATTTTTAGGTAGATCATCACTTAGCCACATCCTGTCAAATTCACAATAATTGTCTTTTGTAATTAACTTACTTATTGTGTGTTTCATTCTAGGTCTTATTCCATAACCTAGTTGCAAAAAACCTTTGTTTTTATTTACAAAAAAACTCAAAAATCTATTTTTTGTATTTTTTTTACTGTAATGATATTTTTTTACCCATTCATCAACTTCTTTATTTGGTGCAACTTTTAAACAAAAACTATTGCTTTTAATACCAACTATTTCTTTATCAAATAAATTTTTATTATAAATTAACTTTTTCATTTTTAATTTTATTTAATAATTCTTCCAGATCATAGTCTTTGTATTTTTGCACAGTCTTATGCCGCCTTCGTAATTCGTCAAACTTCTCTTGTCCAAACTTGTCGATATACCATTTGAAGTAATCCCATTGGTCGTAGCCGTGCTTAAAGTTGCAAGACCAACATTGGCAATGACAATTACCATCATTCGATATGTCAAACCGGGTTGAATAGTTTTTTCGTGTGAAGATATGACCATTCGTGAGATTTTCAGAAGTTCCGCATTGTACACAGAACTTGTCTCGTTGTCTAATGTATAATGAAACGGCTTTGTCAAGGTTCTTTACGAGGGTTTTTCGGCTTGGTTTTCTTGGCATATTCTTCCATTGCTTTAATATATTTTATTTTGTTTATTCTTATTTCTGACTCTGGTCGTTTATCAATTATTGAATTAATCCACTTCATATCTAATTCATTTAATGTTTGCTTATCCATTATGCAATTGCCCTGTTAATCTGTATTTCTTCTAGTGGCTTTAAATGTTCGTGACATTCTGGACATACCGCACTTACACCTTTACTTACTTCCCTTTGTCCGTGACCAGAAGGACAAGCAATAATAATTGTACTTGATTTAGATTTACCGGCTTTAGTTGAGTTTGGTCGGTCTTTATACCATTCTTGTCTGCAACAGTTTTTAAATGCTGAAGCATAATTTGAATATCTTTTATCTTTAGAATCTAAATAATCAACAAACGAATCATAATACCATTTAATATTTAAGTGTGGATATTCTTTTGAATAATTAGGCAAGTTTGCCTTGATTTCTTCTAATTGCTCTTTTTTGCCTTTTTTCTTATTGTCTTTATCCTTATCCTTATCCATATCCATATCCATATCCAGAACAGTTAAATGAGTTGATTTAACAGTTGGGCAACTGTTGGGCAACTGTTGGTTTTCCACATTTAATCCATACTTTGTTAATAACTTTATTACAGATTTGTGTGCATTTACTTTTTCATTTAGTTCGCCATACTGATATTCAATGAATTTAGGTAAGAACCACTTACCATCTTTAAATGGCACAATCTTACGATTAAAGGTTTTTAATATAGTTTGTTCATCAAGCTTTACACCAAGCTGAAATGCTGCACGTTCAATATCTACTTCCCATATTCCGGCGTGGTCACAATCTGTTAATAAATATACCCAAAACAACTTCATATTTGGACTAAGTTGTCTAATCCAACGCTTCCGAAAAAGTCCTGTATCGATGAAACGTTTAGCCACCAACTGATCCGTGCTGTATAACGGCTCTTACAAACTGAAAAAGCATATACCAACCAAACACTTTACATACTGTCAATATTATCTTGTCCAATTGGCTGTCCTGTTTGTGGGTGTATTTGCGGTAATTCATCCTTAACCTCCTCTTTCTTATGTTCGTTAATGGTCCAATTTCTGGCTTCATAGTGTCTATAAGTTTTTTGGAACTCGCCCTCTGGATCACGTGCTTGTAATTGAGATATAATAAGAACCATTGGTTCTTGTTTGTCTGGTGGGTAAAAATAAAATGTTCTGTAAGTCGTTGGCTTGGTTTCTTGACTTGTGGAATCCATTTATAAACCTCTTAGTTTCTCTATTTCATTATTTAAGGCTTTTCTATTATACTCCATTTTAGATAAAGTATGAAGTATTTTTTCTGAATTAGCTTTTATTTCTTTTGACTGTCGTTCCATTCTTTTCGCAAGGCAAACAATAGTCGGTTCAGTTGTTGAACCGATAAATGATTCAGCTTCGGTGTATCCCCGAAAAGATTCCACTTCACTTTTAAGGTTTTTTTCCATCCCATCAACCTCTGTGCCTTTGCTACTTGTTTTATTAGGACGTACCATTTATCACTTCTCCAATCCATCGTAATCATTTATTATTTTTTCAAAACGCTCAATTGCTTTTTCACCATCTTTAAACGAATGCAATCCTTTTGATCTTATCCAAACTTCAAACTTTTCTAAAGTTTCGCCTTCAATAGCTTCGTGTTCGCTTAACTTTATTATTGTTTCAGCTTGTTCTTTTGTCATTGGATTAAACTTTTGTTGGTGTATAGCATTTTCAACTTCATTAGCAGAAGCATATTCGTTACCTCCACCAAATCCCGCAGCACTCAAGGCACGTCCAATTGCTGACGTTTCACAATTTTCAAGTGCGGAAGTTTTATTTATTTGACTTGAATCTTCTTTTTCGTAAGCGTGACCGGTATATGTTGAAATAGTCGTATAAGCTTCTAATGTGTCTAAAGAAGCGTGTTTATTTTTGTATGTGGTTATTGTTAATGTTGCCTTCATAATTACAACTTCATTTTCCCAACTAATTAATTCAGTTGTTAATGAATACGTTTTATCTTGTTTTTGCATAAAATCGCTTAAAAGATTTATTCTTTCAGCAACTGTGTAATATTCTTTATTATGTATTTTTACAGGCATTTTTTTTGCTCCCTAGTTAATCTAATCAAATCAACGCTAGATTGTATAATGTCTGTTATACTATCTACTGATTTGTATTTGTATTGTTTTTTTCTTTTGTTAAATCTCATTGGTAAGTGGCATCTATGAGCGTAATTCAGAACCCAACTGTCGCCACTTTTTACAATCTTATCTATTAGTTCATCAATAGTATTAGTTACGATTGAACGACCTTTATTACCTCTAGGTGTACCACATTCAATCATTGCTCTGTATTCAATACCCTTCATTATTTTTTAAATGTTTTTAGTTTTATATATTTTATTATTGCTGATATACCACCAAAAGTTAGTATAATATGAATCAAGCCGTGTGGCTCTCCGCAAAGTCCTAATATATGTTTAAAAAACTCTATCATAGTTACCTAACTAAAAAACAATAATGTAAATGTAAATACACCAAACATAAATAATAAGCATAAAGCTTCTTTTATTCTTTCGTTCATTATTTGTCCTCTTTTGTTATATTGGAATCGGGCAGAGGCTTCATCTCAAGTTCCACGCATCTGCCCTTTTTGATTCCGTTATTAATTAACAGGCTCATTTTGTATATGTGATAAAACTTGGTCCTCAATGTTGTATAATCTATTTCTAACTCGTTCTACAATTGAATAATTTCCGTGTTTTCTTAAATTAGACTGTCTTGTAGCATCAACTTCTGGAAAATGATGTTTAATATTCATTTCTTCACATTCTAATAAATTTTTAACATCTTCTAAACAGTCTACAACTTGTTTTAAAGTAAATTCGTTTATTTTCATTTTATTACTCTTTGTTAAATGATTACCGGGACAAAAATTGGTGCTTAAACCGACCACAGACGTAAGTCCATTGTGGGTATGTCCCGGTGAATTATTTGATTTAATCGGTTTAAGCATACCCAAGTATAACGATGCGGATATATTAAATGCAAATTATTTTTATTTATCATATACAGCCTTATAATTTCTAAGCATACATATACTTAAAATAAACAAAAAAGCCTCATATCGCTTGAATATAAGGCTTTTAGAAGTATGTTTGTGCTTGTACTTAGCTTTTGCCGTTGATACGTCCCTTTAAATAATTTAAATCGTCTGTAACATCATTAAGTTCTTTAACAATATCGTTTCTGTATTTTTGTGTGGTTTCGTCTGATCTATTCCATCTATCTATTAATTTAACTGTTATATCAAAAGTAGAACGCACATTTCCTTCCATCTTTGATATGGCTTGACGTATCTGATCTAAATCTTCATTCTGTGCATTTTGGCTTTTAATTAAATTCATAATCATATAAGCAAATAAAGCACATACCAATCCAATTGCACCATATTCAGCATAAATTTTAACCATCGGACTCATTTATTTTCTTTCAATTATTTTCCTCGTGAATACCATTGGATAGATTTTTTTACGTCATCCGTAGTTAGTTCAAGTTTACCATCAAAATTTGCCTTCCAAACTTTTACTTTTTTACCATCCTTAAATAAGACTACACTAGGAAAGTTTCTCAATCTTAATTTTCTTACAGTTTCCGGTACGTTTTTACTTGGCAGTATAGTCATTATTGTCCCATAGTAAGCACTATCGCCATCCACAATAAACTTACCTTGATAAAAGTTTTGTTTACTATCTTCTGACCATTCAGCCGTAAACCTTACTAGGTGCATACCTTTGTATATTGCTCCGTAAAAATTTGAGTCTGTAACCTTCTGCTGACTAAAAACTAGAGATAATAATAATAATAATCTCATCTGACTTTAATCCTTAAATCGATTACTTGTTGTTTTAATATACCTATTTCCTGTTGCAGTTCTTCCATTGTCTCAAATATCTCGTCATTATCGTTTTGTAATTGTGAAATCTGTTGCTTGTATTGTTCGTACGAAGGCGACCAATTATAATCACTAATTCCTTTACTCGGATATTCTTGAGAAAATAAAGACACAGGTACAGGCAATTCTTTTGCTTCTTGTATATCTGCTTGTAATGCGTACCACATACCTATCAGACTAGCAAGTCCTGTTCCCGCTGCAATCATAGTCTGCAAAGATAAGGTAAACTTTGATCCTAATATTTTTTCTTCACTTATTTCTTTACTCACTTTTTTAATCCCATTTTTTGTAATAAAGAGCGTTGTTCTTTTACTTCTTCTTCTAATTCTTTTAAATGTTCTTGTTCCATACCTTGCACAGCAGAAGTTAAAACTGTCACTCGATCTTCTATATCATTAAGTCTAATGCTTATCTCTTGAAATTTCATTTGTGCTTGATACCAACTGCTCACGACAATTCCCATTGCAGCTATTGCTTTAATTAAAAAAGCAATGCTTATATGTATTTGACTATCAGAGTTAATACCCTTTTGCATTTAACGAATCCAAATCTTTTTGTATTGTCATTATTAATGAATCAGTTTCAAATATTAATTGACTTATTTCTTCAAAATCTTTATTGTATCCACCTATATAAATATTGTCATCACAAGAAGATACAATCATAAAAGTATATACAATAGCAACTACACCCGTAAGATTTAACAAGGTTTGTAAAAATCTTTCTATTCTATCTTTTTTCATTTGTTTAACAAAGTTTGTTTTTTTATTTCTTCCTTTACAACTTTTTCTGGTACAGGGATTCCTAATTTCTTTTCCCATTTTTTCATAAAAGGCTCAAACGTGCCTTTAGCATCTGTTATTAAAACTATTACTGCAACTGTACAATGTAGATAGAACCAGGCCATTAGTTTTTAGTCCCCCACGATTCTGTTCTTTGTTGTGGAGTATGGTCAAATGTTTTCGTTGGTGTATTCGTTCTATTTTCTCCACTACTTCTATTATATCCACCACCATTGTTATATGGTCTTTGTCTGTTGAATGTATCGGGATGTCTACCATACTCATAATAATATTCATTGGGATATGCTCTGTAAATATATCTTATTTGATATCTGTCGTAGTATTTAACTTTCTTAACAGGCTTACCATCAGTCAATTCTTGAATGATTAATCCTGTGAAGATTCCAATTAAAAATGTACCCCAAGACATTATCTTTTATTTACCTTATGATATGCGGAAACTCTGCCAAGAGATAAAGCATTTTTTGTCCATCTTTCATTTCGTCTAACTCGCCATTTAGTTATAAATTTTTTAAGCATTTAAAATTCTTCCTCTACTGTTAAAGATACATTATAAATTTCTGGTGCAACTTGTGTCATATCTAAAGAGTTGTTTGCAAATCGACCAAATATATGTTCGGACTCTGCATTGTCACCTTCGGAAGATTTGTCAATAGAAAAGATAAACGGCAAGTGATTGCCATTTGTTTTATTCCATACGTCTGAAATAAAGTTATCATCGTCTGCAATGATGTCGTATTCATCTGGCATCAGTTCTGTATTGCTTAAAAAGCTGTATTTCATATCATATATAATACGTCCACCATACATATCATATTGATTAGAAGCTGTGGTAAAAGGCGATTTAGACGTACTTGTTGCTGTCCTACCTATTGTCTTTAAATTGCTAAATCTCTGACCGCCGTGCGATTCTTGCAAGTCGTTTAATCTGTTGTATGAAATCATTCGTGTAAGATCAAGGTCTGGTGAATGTGGCATTTCAAAATATTTTCCAATCATTACACAGCCAACAAAGGCATCTGTACTACCCCAAGTTCCATTTGTTGCAACTCCTGTATTAGTGGTGTTTCCTTCAAGCTGTATGCCCCAATACCTATTTGTTTGCTCTGCAAATCTTACAATTGTGCTTCCATCTGTTGCCGGTTCAACTACAACACTTTTTTGGTTTGCTGCTGCTAATGTCGTATCACCATTCACAACATCAATTACAGTATCGTCCGCCCAAGCAATATCTGCCGTGTCTGCGTTTGCACCATCAACCGCTGTAACATCACTTGCTGCGTCACCCGCAAATATTCTTATTTTACCAACAGCACTAACAAGATTGTGATTTAATAAAGCAATATAATTTTTCTTAGACGTGTTTTGTGTATCTATTGTAATAAGTACGTGTGCATCTGTGTCTGCACTAGTGTCAAAGGTTACTTTGTTTAATGGTCTTAAATCAAACAACTCTGCTGCTGATCCTGTTGTAAATGTTCCCATAAATTTATTGCTTGTATTTGATGCCGTAACTGCAACTAAATTAGCTTCTACACCTCTTGACATTAAATAACTTACTTGGTCTGGATAGAAACGTGGTGTCCCTATGTTCATATTTGCCATCTTATGATACCTTTATTGCTTTAATTTGACAGCCTGTGATTGATTTACCTATACTTGCTACAATAAAATATCCAGACATTGCAGCACCATATATTTCAACTTGACTGTCCCAATTGCTAAAATCTATTATGTCACCAATTTCAAGGTGATTGTACTTTGGTCTAATACAATTAAATTCAATTACATCTTTTCTGCTTTTCATTATATTTATATATGCTTCAGCTAGTTTAGTTGCAGTTGTTGAATCAAGTATTTCATTTGCATCAATTTGAAATTCCATAGTTTGATTAAAGCCATTAACTGTTGTGCCTTGTGAAGTTGAATCTGTTGCAGTAGCTTCCGATAAATTTTGATTTGCTCCGTAACTATGATTGTATTTAACTAATACAGAATTTTTTACAGCACTTAATGAAGTCTTACCTACTTTATTTAATTCAACATCAGAATAATCAACTGTTTGATCTGAAGATGAATAGTCATCGGTTCTTCTTAATGTTCTTATTTTAAATTTTCCATCACTACTTAAAAAAACATAAGAAAAACAAAGCTTTGCCAATCTATCAATTAAGTCTTTTGAGTTAATAAATTTATATTGTGAAAATGCAAATTTGACATCACTAACAGCATCTTCATATATATCGCCAAGTAATCCAGAGCTTGTATCGCCAGAAGCATCAAAAAGTTCATAATCAATTTGCGATGAAGTTAATCCACTTACAATATAGCCTTCTCCACTTGCCATAATGTTGGCACTAATACTTAATGTTGTTGCACTATCTCTAGCAGTAACCATTGCACTTGTTTTGTCTTTAATGTTATAAACAGTTTGACCTACAACTGAAGTTGCAAACGAAGCATTAGAATCAACTAACTTATTTGAAGTTGTACTTGTACCAGAGCCGGTGTATATAGGACCTAATTCAGATCGCAGAATACTTTCTATAATAAATATAGGGTTTTCAATTACTGCGTTTACTGCATAACCTTGATCTCTTGAATCAGCATCAATATATGCTCCATACTGACGACCTTTACCAGAGCAATAAATATAGTCTAGTTTATTTGGTGTTAATAAATTAACAGTCCTAGAAAGCGTTACAGTTTCTTCAATTTTTTCAGATTCAGTTTCAAATTGTGTTGTGACACCATATCCGCCTGTATATGTTTTTTCAAAAAATTCTTCTATACTATGAGAATCAATGCTTTCAATATTAAAATCAATAACCACTCCTGTTTCTTCTATTTGTACAGACTCGTTTGTATTACCGGTAAATAGCTTGAAGCTTATATTCTTTTCAAAATCAAAAGACTCTTCTTGTGCAGCCGTGAACATTCCTTCAATATTATATTTAACTTCTGAATCACTTGTTATAGAAGGTAAAGTTACTACACCCGCTAATTGAAAAAAGTCATCTACTGTATCAGTTAAACTTGTAACTGTACCCCACTTTACTAATGAAGAAATTCCTGTATAATCACCTAGCTTATTCACTTTTGGAATTGCATAACTTATTGATGCACGAGAATCAGCAGTAGTTGCACCATTTGCTGCAATAGCTGTTAAAGTTGAAAAGCTTCCATCAACTGCATTGAGCGGATTTGTTACACTACCAGAATTTGTAATTGTACCACTACCTTGACCAGAAGAACTTAAAGGTATAAAAACACTTGCAGTACCACCAGAAAATTCCATAACAGGATTGTTTGTTGTTGCATCACAAGTTCCGGTAAATGTTGGGTAATATCCATCTTTGTAAAAATATAAGTTTTCACTATCTAATGTATTTAGAGCTTGGCTGTCTGGCTTTGCTTCTGAAGCAGATTCACCAACGTCCCACTTGTCAGTAATAATTGCCGGAAAAGCACCTTTGTAAAAATTTGAATACCTATCAAAATGCGAAGTTGGTATTGTCCCTATGTCTGTTTTTTCATAAAAGTCACCATAAGACAAAGGAATGGGTTTGCCGATATTATTGCTTGGAGCATTGGGATAATTTGTTGAATCAACTATATTTGCGGGTATTCTTTTATGAAGTATTGAAGAATTATCAAGCAATGTTAATGTAAAATTATTTTGGTCATAAGATACTTCACCAGAAATTACACCAACACCAATTCTTCTTGCTGCTGTGTCCAATGTTGTAGTGTTGTTTGTATTAAGAAACAATTCCCATTTACGATTAGCAAAATTATTACTAGCAATTAAATCTGAAAACCTACCGCCTTTTATAGACTTAGCAGTATTTATTAGATTAACATTCATATTGCCAATTGATGTACTAAAATTAAAAAAGTCTAATGATTGCGTATATGTTCCAAAACTTGCAACAATACCATAATATATATCTGTGCCGTCTTGTCTATGTCTATCACTTACACCAATAAAATCAGATTCGTCATTATAATATAATTTAAGAACCCAAAACGCAGTAGTATTTGCACTAGCTAGTCCACTCGTTAAAGCTGTATCAAAGGTTAGCAATTAATTTATCCTTGCCTGTCCGGTGCTTATTGCTTTATTTATAGCCGGTATAATACTATTGGCTGCAAAGTTATGATCAATAACACCCATACCACCAAAACTTTGATTTATTGTAATCTTTTGATTTGCTGCTGAATTTGCACTTGGTGAAGTTTGTGTTGGTGATGCACCAAATAAAAAATTCGCAATACCCGCAGTAATTTTATTAGTACCACCAGAAGCTGAAGTCATAAACATATCATACAATTTAGCTTGTGCCACCATAATCATTAATTGTACAACTGCACGTTTTAATGAAGCGGTTATACTATCGCCCATTACTGCTGAAGTAAGCATTGAAGAAGCTGTTTGGGCTGCAAATTCAGCAGCTTTTTTACTTGAACTATTTATTTCTTTGTAAGTTACTTCTTGTAAATCTAATTGCACAAAGCTTTGTTTGCGTATTTGTAAAGTTTCTGCTTCTAAATCTTTAGTTATAATACCAAGTTCAATTGCTTGTTCCGTAGTAAAAAGTTCTTCGCCAACACCAATTTCTTTTGCTTCCTTTACAATTTCATTTCTACGTCCTAATGCTTTATTTATAAGGTCCATACCTTTGTTAAAAATATTAAGTGAAGGTGTTGCTTCAACTATTGATTTATTTAAAAGAGCAAAAAATTCTTGAACTCCTTCTTTTTGTACAGCTTCAGCAAGTAGTGTTAAATTATCAGCAGTTTTCTTAACATTTGGTGCTAATAGTTTACCGAAGGCTTCACCCGCATCGCTTGTTGCGTTCTGAAGATTTGAAAGACTTCTTGTTAAAGTATCGGATTGCTCTAAAGCTTGTCCACCAAAAAGGTCAGCCATTAACTTGACAGCTTCACCGGCTTTCATTTCTTCGGTAGTTAAAGTACGAAGTTGTGGAATTAATTCACCCAATTCACCGGCAAGACCAGAAAAAGTCTTAGCTGTATTTCTTACCGCAGATTCAAGTTCAATTCCTGTTGCTGCTGACAAATCAATAGCAACTGTAATAATTTCCTTTATCTGTTCTTCTGTAAATTTTAAACTTGCAAGAAAAGCCTGTTGCACAATTATAACTTCATCGCCAATACCCGAAACTTTTTGTAATGCAGAGGCTTGATCAAGCAAAGCTTTTGAAGTTTTGCCTAAAGCTGTCTCAAGCTTCTTTTCAGCAATTTCTTGTTCTGCTGTTAATCTTACAAGAGTTTTTAAACCTGTAATTAATCCGGCAGCACCAACAAAAGCAACAGCAGATTTTGCAGCGGCTTTACCTAAAGATGTTATTCCTGTTTCAACACCTTTAATATCTTTTTTTGCTCGTTTTGCTCCATCGGCACGAACTTTAATATTTAATTTTTTATCAGCCATTATCTTTTTTTGCCTTTTCTTGCATACAAGCGTTTATTTCTTTATCTATAATTGAGAAACAATCGAGCCGGTGAGCAGATACATTGTCAAGTTCGCCTAGAGAAATGTTGAACCTGGTGGTATAATTATATTCATTAATCATATCTAGCATCCACTTTTCAACTAACAAACTACAATCTGCAAAAAAAGGAACAGAATGAAAGAGTGTTTGACCATCGGTAAATTCTTTGCTTGATTTACATACTTCATCTATTATGTCCCAAATATCTTCAATCGTTTGCACTCTCACAGGCTTGTGTTTGTAAGTAACCGGGAGCTTCGCCACAGTATAGGGGAGGCTTCTATATATATCACGTGGTTCTGGTGTTCCAAAATGCCAACACCAAACCGCTAGGCTTAACCCCCGGAATCTTTTTTTGCCGGTTCAATACCTAAGTATTCTAAAAATATTGCTTGTAAGACTTCATCGACTTTTGCCATTCCCATATCTTTAAAGTCATTTTCACCAACTCCCGCAATATCACCAACCTTTTCTAAAACTTCGTAATATGATTCTACGTCCATCTTGCCATCCCACCAGACTTTCGCATTTAACTTATGCAACTCACGTCTTTGTGCATACGTACAATCATTTACGTCCCACTTTTTTTTGTTTATCTCAATAATCATTTCGCCTCCCGATTTATTAAGTTGCTATTATTGTAATTAGAGCGTTTGAGCCGTCTGCTGTCGCTTTAAACGGCAGATCAATAAACACTCCACTATCAGTATTGGTATGGGTATATCCTGTGTATTTAGCAGTTGGAATATCAAAGTCAATTGCTGATCCATCGCCTATGCTAATATTTACAGAAGTTCCATCCCTAAAGTCGTCAATTGTATCTGTTACGTTGTCATCTAATTTTGCCGATACGCTTCCTGTAACCTCAATCATTCCCCCACGCATATAAGCAGATGGCTCGTGACTTACTGAATTAACAGTAGAATAACCTACACGTTGTGCCGGATTCGAGATTGTAACACTAAAGTTATTTAGGACCACATCGTCACCGCCAATACTCATTGTAGTACAATCAAAAAATCCTTTTGTGTAATCAACAGCAGTTGCATTAGCAGAAGTTCCTTCTGTTCCAACTACCGGCTGATAGCCGCTAAAAAACGTACCAGAAGCAGTAAGTCGTCCGCCATTTACTGTCGGATCAACGCTTAGTGTCAATTCTTGCAATATAGAAGAAAACATTAATTTATCTTCATCTGTATCTGGTGAAGATATAACAACACAAGCATATTCGCCTGTTGAAGCACCTTCTTCATAAGCAACTGTTCCTTGATTTCCTGTAATTGCAACTGTTCCGGAAGGACTGTCATCTTCAGATACTAATTGTAGTAAAAGTTGCAAGGCTGCTTCATTTTCTACTGCATAGTCACTAAAAGACCAAGTGAAAGTACCACCTTTAAACGTAGCAATATGATCTGTTGGTCTTTGCACTCTTTGTCCCGACCTAACTGCATCTGCAAAGGTTGAACCGGCGGAATAATCAATATCATTCACTTCCGGTGTTCTTATTTTATACAGCGTTCCCGATACATCATTTGTCCCTAAAGCATCTGACTGCAAGGATATATACGATTCAAATTGTTTACCGGAATAAACTGTTTTGTCTAAACCCGCCATTATTTATTTCCCTTTTTTTGTTTTATTATATATCCACCATCAATTAATTGCTTTGGTGGACTTTTGATCTCAACCGATTCGCCATTTTCTAATTTTTCAGCAATTTTCTTACCTAAACCTTGCCAATCATTTATAGCTGAAAATGATTGAATTTTTTTACTTATTTTATACTTCATATAAATATTTCTGTTACTGTACAGTTAAAAGATAAGTTTGCTCTCCATATATCTAAATTTTCTTCATCTTGTTCGTATGTAACTGTTTCAATCCTACCATCGTGATATTTATAAATACCAGAAGGTGAATAACTTGTATTATTATGAATTAATCTTTTTAAATGTTCTGCGGTGCTTGTCAATTGTGTTTTAACATTCTTATAGCCACCGCCACGCATTAATGTATAAATAATATCAACATCATAGTTTCTTGTTTGACCAGAAGATAGATATTGAACAAACGTATCTTGCTGTGGATCAATAACAAAAGATTGATTGCCTCTATGCTCGTCAATAACAGGAATCTGAAATTCTTTACGTATAAGGTCCTGTAAAGATTCTATTACGTTTTCATAGACTACATTCGCATAACTGCTTGAGTCATCAGTTCCCGTTGCAAAAGTAGTTCCTGTGACCGAACTCCAAATTTCGTGTGAATCTGCCCAAAGTGGCGATTGTAAATTTAAAGCCATTAAATTCTTTCTGCTGTTGCGTGTTTAACTGCTAAAGTCCGTGAATCCAACTCACCAGATACTTCTAGTTCCCATTCATCATTTATTGTATAAACACCAGGTGAAAATCTTACTTGCATCCCGTGTCCTACATCTTGAAAGTTTCCATCAATTACTTCTGCATCACTTGACTTGTCTATTTTTAAGCTTGTGTCATCTGAAATAAAAGTATCATACTTAACACCAGAAGCCGAGCCACTTGTAAATGTACCGGCTGTACTAATAATAATTTTTATGACATCCCATACGGCTGTTGGTCTGCCACGTACATCAATGATTGATCCCGTTGTACTTCCATTGATTGATACTTCTCTAACTATACCAGAGTTTTTAGCCAAGCCTTCATCTTGTGATAAAGCAATTTCACCTTTGCGAATCATATCAAGATAGCCTGTACCTTCTGGATTCATAGCCATCGCCATTATCTCATCGCCTTTATCTTTGTCAAAAGGTCTTACTAAATCTGCACAAGCAATAATTGCTGTACTTCTTACTACAATCTCTGGATAATCATTACCCGTAGCAGAAGCCATTCCCACACCTTTTCGTGGGTATATAGGAACAGGCAATACATTACGCACAAAGTCGCTTGCTTTACGAACTGCTTCTACTTTTGTATCATACCAATCACGTCCCGCTTCTATAACTGCACTATTTAAAAGCGATGTTGATGAATTTTCAAGAAAGAAGCTTAATAGTCCTGTGCTTGTATTGTAATTAAATTCTTTGTTTGCATTTGGTGTATCTGTAACCGAAGTCATTTCTTCACCATTATAAAACAATTGAGTTACGTATCCGGCAGAATAAAGATAATATAAATCAGTTGTAGCAGATGAAACCCAATCGCTAGGTATTACCCTTCTTAGATTGTAGTTATTTATATTCGGTTCTATGTATTGTAAATCTGTATTTGTGTCACAATAAGTGGCTTCGTATGTACTCACGCTTGATGTGTCCTATTCTTTATATCATTAAAATTAATTGGTGTTGGTTCTTCCATTTCATTTATCGCATTAATCAAAACAACCAGATCGTTAAAGTAAACTTCTGGATTTTCATAAAGCGTATTAAGATCAATGCTTTTAGCTTTGTCTTTTATTATATGTATGGAATCGCCTAATGTCATAAGTATTCTTTTACTGTGTCTATATACTTTTCTTCTGTGCCTTTACCTTGTTCTGTGTTGTAATACTTTTTCCATTGTTTCGCACGTCCTTCTAAAGTATTAGGTAAAGACTTTGGTATTCTCCACAGCTTTAAACGGCAATGCACAATTGCTGCTGATATATTCTTTTCAAGTATATCCGCCCATAACTTATCATTATTGTTTTGCCAATGTTTTAAATCAACAAGACTTGCTTCAGCACATTTACCCATTAAAGATTTGCGGTGTTTTAAATAATGCTCAAGATTGTCAATAGCTGATAATGGTTCTACTTGCCAGAAGCTTCTTGCCGGTCCATCGCCTAGCTGTCTTAAATACTTGTATCCAGATTCAACAGCACCTATCTCGTGTATAAAGGTAATTGCATCTTCTGAAGCAAATATGTCGCCCATCCCTTCACAAGTGGACTGAATAAGCGACTTAATTTGTGTAGGACTGATCATTTCCAAGCAATCTTCATTAACGCACCTAATACGTCCAGAACTTCCTTCATTATCTTCTTGCGTTCATCGTTATCAAGTTTCCCATCTTCGTAAGCTTCTTGCAAAACTTTAAAGACTTCTTTTATTTCATCGACTAATTTCTTGTATTTTAACCCAATAAATGTTGCCCCACCGGCAATCATAATTCCGGCTAAGTAAAAGAAATTTGTCCAATTAAACCAATCGCTCATATTATCTCCTAAATAGGTATGCAATAAAACCGCCAAACACGATGCTTACTACCGATCCGATACCTTGTATCGCTGCCATTCCACCTTCTAGCCTTCTTACTCGTCCGTTCTGCATTTGTATTTCAAGCTTGGTATCTCTGGCTTCTTTATGTATCGACTGCATTGTTGATTCAATACGTGCCAATCTATCTACAATATCCAATCGGTATTCATCGACTTGTGGTTTGTTCACTTTTTAGATTCTTTCTTATCTTCTTTTTCTGCCGCTTTTTCCGCAGCTTCGTATCCTTGTATAAGAAAATTAATTTCTGAAATTCTCATACTTAGATTCTCACGTTCTGCTTTTAGCTGTTCCAATCGTTTTTCTGGCATAATGCCTCCCTTTCATTTTTGATTATCCTTCTAATGCAGTCACTTTCGCAGAAAGCTCTTGTATTGCTTTGACAAGGATTGATGTTAATTCACCATAAGCAATTGATTTGCCGCCCACGATTGTATCATATTCAATTACAGCTTCCGTAGCTTCAACTGCTTCAATTTTTACATCGCCAACTTTTATACCTTCAGGTAGTTCATCCCCTTCAACATATAAAACTTCTTCAACCGCTTCAACTGCTTCTTTCTTGACTACATCTTCTAATCTTGCATCTTCACCGGTTACAATCTCTGGAATAATCTTTTCCATTTCCTGTGCAATGAAACCGATACCGCTAATGTCTTTATGCTTATAGACATACTTCTTCGGTTGCATCTGTAATAGTTCAGAAAGACCATAAGGTAAATCAACCACATCTTTTTTTCTTAATACATCTGAAGCATCAGTCCAGACACCGGCTGCGGTCAGTTTTGCACCGCTACTATCTTCAATTACATAATCCGCACCATCTTGGTCTAAATAAAGTAAAACCGCATTATCTGCTGAAGGATTATCATTTGTAATTTGTACAAGATTTCTTGTGCTATTATCAACTGAATTACTTAAAAATGAAGCTATCGATCCTGTTGTTATAGCATCTACGTCATCAATTAATAAGCAAGTTCCTGTTGTTGTTAGCGGACCATCTATCCTCATAACGTGATTGCTAGTTGCGGCTGAATCAATTACAATAGCTTTTTGATTAGCATCTTGCTTAATCTTTAATGCTGTTGTTCCTGTTGCTAACTCGTTGTCATTTTGAATTTCAACAAGATTTCTAGTTCCTGTTGAACTTGAATTAGAATAAACGTATGCTCCTGCACCTGTTGTTAAGGCATCAGCTTCAATAGTAAAAACATTAGTTGTTGTGCCTTCTGAATCTATTTTAAAAGCTGCGGCATTATCGTCTTGATCAATCAACAAGCTTGAATCATTTAGAATTAAATCATCGCCAGATGTATCCCAAGTCATATTTGAACTTGCTGTGTCTCCGTAAAAGATAACATCGTAACCTTGATCGTCTGCACCAACTGTAACTGTGTTATCAATTTGTACCGCTCCATCTATATCTACTGCATCAAGATTTGCAGTTCCATTTACATCAATACTACCTTCTAAATCAATATCACCCGTTACAACTAAATTATCATTTACAGTTGTTTCAGAAGTTGTGTGTCCAATTGAAATTGGTACTCCAGATGTAGCCGTTCCAATTGTGATTCCGTTAGAAGTGTTTGAATTATCAATATTAAAAGATGTTGTAGCATCTAATGATATTGTTGTTCCATCAACTGCAAGTGTTCCCTCAATATCTGTGTTATCTAAGTTTGCTGTACCATTAACATCTATATCGCCTTCAATATCTACGTTATCAGCAACAACTAGATTTCCGTCAGCTACATCTAAAGCTGTTTGTCCATTTGTTCCTGTTATTGTAAGCTTTTCTTCTGAAGCATCCCAACTAAAATTATCACCCGCTGTTCCGCTGTAAAATATTACATCTGTTCCGCTTCCATCTGCACCAACTGTTACTGTTCCGCTTAGTTGTGCATTTCCAGATAAATCTAATGCACCATTCATATCAATAGTAGTTGCGTTTATTTCTATTTCTGTATCTGAAACCAGGTCAAGTACACCATCTGCTGATTGATGTATATAAGTTCCTGTGTCACCAAACTCTAATCGGTTGGTGCTTGTCATCATTAAAGCATCTGATGCAATCGTGAATCCAAATGTTGTTCCGTTGTCACCATCTTTTATGCTGACGTGTGTTGTTGTATTACCGCCACCATCCCTATCTACGTGCAACAACTGCTCGTACGATGAAGCGATACTTTGTGAGCCTAAAGCTGCCATTTTAAAGTCTCCTTAAATTTAAACAATGTTTTCCCACTTGCGTTCTTCTAAATCCCAAGTGTCATTAATCTTAGTCCATAAATCTCTAGCCAAACGTGCTACTTGGTTTGGTAATGTTAATACTGATAATCCTAGCTTTAACATTAGCCTACGTACGCTATACACGCACCCGATGCTAAAGTGAATCCGCTCCATCTACCATAAATCGTCATTCCTTGTGGGAATGTTTCGCCATCAATTGCAGCACCACCATTGGCATCAATTAATGTTCCCGCCCCTGTATCGTCTGGAAATAATTGTTCTGTTTCTGCAATAAGTCCCCCGCTACCGGAAGCAAATACAGTATCTTCCGTAAACTGTATCGCTACAAATATTCCCGATCCCGCACCGCAAGTCACGGCTGTTGTACCGGTTACAAATATTGAACCGGCTTGTCCCATCGCTAAATTTTGAGCCTCTACGACTGCATATTCTCTCATTGACATATTGTTTCTCCTATTCTAATACCTTACCGAGCGGTCATTCTCATAGGTATTTTGGTTATAATTATTTTTTAGCCTTTTTAGCTTTTACTTCAACTTTAATCTTCTCACCATTCTCATCACATTCTTCAAATCTATCTTGTAGTGACTTTATATCGTGTACTTTTTCATCATACTTAAGAACTACACCACTCGCTTTTTTAAAAAATTTACTCATAATATTACTCCGTTTGTAACGGGCGGTAATTAAACCGCCCTGTTACGTTAATCAGTTAAATTAAGAAACGTCACTTAGTACGTAAACACCATAAGCATCTTTAATCTCAACTTGTCCCCAGAATCCTGTTGCAACGTACTTAGTCATACGTTCGGACTCTTCTCTTTGTGTTCTAATGCGGAATAAACCTTCTGCACCAACACCAAGACCGATTGCACCTTTACTAAAGGCGAACCCGGCTGCATCCCCGCCAGAAGAAACATCCTCATCAATTTGATCGCTCCAATAGACGTTAAATCCTGCGATGCTACCAACAAACCCCGTTTGAAATGCTTCTTCGCCTTTTCCACCCATCATTCCAATTGGACGTGCAGTTGCAGTATCAGTTGTAGATGAACCCGCAGTATCTAATGCTGTATTGTGTAGCAAAGATATAATTCCTTTTCCGCCCCAAACTTGCTTTGGAGATAGAACTAAAGAATAAGGCATAGGTGCTCCGGCTGCTTTCATTTGTCTCATTGATCCGAAGATATGAGATAAAGCAAGAGAAGAACCCGCTCCACATTCAGTCTGTGAAAAGGTTTTACCAAGTTCTACAAGATCGTCATCTAATTTAGCGGAAACGGCATTTCCAAGAGCCGGTCCGGCTTGTCCAACAACGTCATCGCCAGAACCCATCAATACCAGGTCACTAACTTGTGACTCGATTACGTGTTCTGAAATCGTTGCTGTTCTTGCTGCTGTTGTGATTGCTACCGCAGTTGTTGCAGTTGCTTGTGTTGCAGCACTTACATTACCAGATGTAAGTTTTGTCCAATCAGAAAATTGTACGTGATTTGATCCTCTTGCAGCCTGTTTTACAGTTACAAGTGGATACATTACGTTAACGTGATTGAACGCTATTACAGCATCGCCAATGGTTCTTCCTAAACCACCCGCAGCTGTACTTGTATTCGTTAAAGCCATTTGCTTAAACTCCTTTTAATGTAATTAAAGATTTTAGTCATCATACGGCTTCTTCAATGTTCCCGGTCCAAAACCACTAAACACTCCAACACTATCTGGCTTCTTGCCTTTTTGTACTCGCTCCCCACGTTCTTCGTGAATGTCAAGATAATCGTCATAATTGACTTTAGAACCTTTGTAAGTACATTCAATATCTTCTCCGCCATTAACCTTCTTATGCTGAAGATCATTGTTTGGATCGAGCTTTTCTTTAAAAAAATCAGTCGCCATAACCAATTTTGATATCACCCGAAGATTGAGAATTGTTGGCTCTCTTGTATCCTTGTGGATCAAGTGTTGCCCATTCCTCAAACGAAGCATATCCGCCTGTTTCTGTTGGTTTAGAGTTATCAACCGAAGCCGGTGAAGGTGTCGTATTGACCTTTTCAACGTGAGCTTCCAATTTTTCAAGTGGTAAGCCATCGTATATTGCACGATCTTCTTCTGGTAACTTAGAAAGTAAAGACTCCCGTTTAGTTACTTGATATTCGTCAAAAGCATTAGCCTTAGTTTGTGCAGCTTCAAGCTTAGCAGTCATATCAGTCATTATCTTTTCGTATTCGCCTTTTGACTCCATATCTTTTAGCTTACGTGACTCGGCTTGTTCCTTCGCATCTTTGCGAATAGAATCTAGTTCAACCTTTAACGTGTTTTTTTCGTCCACCAATTCACTGAATCGTGCGTAAGGAACTTGATTGACGGGCTGCTTTTCTTCACTTGCAGTATCAGCGGTGTCCTGTTTTACGTCTTGGACTTCGACTTGTTGTTCACTCATTTTAACCTCTTGTTTGAGTTAGTTAATTCTTTAACCAATAGTTATGTTAATTGGTTTCTTAGCGTACTTGTTGACATTCTTGCCAACTACATCACTTAAATTCTTTAGGATTTGATCTTCGTTTTCACTATTAAGACCAAAGATATTTCTTCCATTGTCTGCATTTCCTTTAACTTTTAAGCCATCACGAAATACAATATCAACACCAATGTTAGTTGGTTTCTGTGCAGATATAGAACCGAGCATTGTCCCTGTTAATCTTAGATTAGGTGGACTTGTTTGCTTTGATGTACTAACACCTTTTGATGCCGCTCTACCCGCAGCTTTTCTTGTAGGATAGTCCTCTGCATAAATGCTTTTTTTTGTCCCATCTTTTAAAGTTTTAGTAAACCAAAAAGGTGAATGTCTTTTGTATTCTGGAAACTTATATCTTTTATTTGTGCCTTCTCTTGTTCCATATCCTTTATCTGAATCTTTAACAATCTTTGTTGCAGCTTTACCACCTATCTTCGCCCATACAGAACGTGGCAAGTTTAAAATGTCTTGTGCCTTCATTGATTAACAATCCTATTTAAACCTTGTGACCATTGTTCGTTAGTAATTAATCTAGCTGATCGTAACTTTGCAAGTTTTGTGTATTTTGTTAATTGAGATTTATTTAAATCCGATGTCTTTAGTTTACTAAACTTCTTTGGAAGCCTAGCTTCTTTTAATGGTTCTTTTACTTTGTTTGTGCTTTCAAAAATCATCCACGAATGCCTACAATTGAATCCACCTCTTGTGCCAAAAGGTGTTGCACTTGCATTGACTTGTGCTTCTGTATATCCTTTAGCCGGTTGATTTGTTAATGTGTTAAAACATATATCTCTTGTAACTTCATCTGCCGGACCTACATACTCCCATCGCACATCCTCACCTTCAAAGACTTTATGTCTAGCTACATCATCAAACTGTTTAATCCCATCTTGTACTGCTACATTTAATTGATGTGTCTCTAGCTTTACAGTATCTTTTAATCGTGCTACTATATTTGAAGGACGTTCGCCAGACACAATACCTTTAAACAATCCATCCTTTAAATCATTAGCGAATGTAGTTGCTTTACCTAATAGACTTTCTGCTTCTAAGTCTTGTAATAATTGAAGCTGTGCAACTGTTGCTCCCTGTATTGTTGCTATGCCACGTTTATCTGCTAGAGCTTTAATCTTTACAACTTGATCTTCATACGATTCCATCAGTCCATTAACAGCATTTGTGTAGCCTCTATCCAATAACTCTTGAAAGAAGTCTAATTCTTTTGCAATAGCCACAAGTTCTGTGTCTGTTAAACTGTCCATTCGTTTAGCAATAGTATCTAAGTCATTGAGCAATTTGTTCTCAATGTTCTTGATTTGCTTCATAAACTTATCTACGGGATCAGCCACCTAATATCCTCTGTATTGCTGTTGTTGGTTGTTGTGCTTGTGCTTCTTGCTCATTGTTTTCATCTACTCTATTCATAAGCTTCTGCAAATCTTCTTCGCTTATGTCTGGATTAAAATACTTGATAAGGTCTGTTCTATCCATTAAGCCTTTAGCCATCATAAATTCTAATCGTTCAAATTCTTGCTTCTGATCCGTTGGAAATTCTATTTCTGCGAAATCCACCGAATAATTCTCGCCCATATCTTTGCCTGTATGTACACGCAATACTTCTCTATCCACTTCATATCGTTCGTGTTCCCAATCTCTCCATTTAGGTATGTCTGATATTCTTGACTCAAGGTTCTCCATTTCCATTAAACGTAATGCAGCACCGCTTGGTGCATTGCCCGACTCGTCCCACTTAATACGTAAGTGATTATTAATAGCAGTCTGATTAGCAAAAGACTTAGCCACATCAATCATTTGTGCAAGATTAGCCGGACTTGATACAAAAGAAAATGAACTATCTTGTGGCATTAGAAGGACACGATCAATACCAAGCTTCATACGTGTAGCTTCTTCTATCCCTGTTGCCACAGGCTGACCAAACGCAAAACGTGTTGCCAATGCTATCTCTGTATTAGCGATGCCTATTTGAATGGCTGCTCTCACTACATCTGATGCACTCTGCTTGTAATCCATAAAGGTCACAGGCATAATTGAGTACGGATTGATGTTATCTTCATTGACTTGTATTGTCCTACCCGCTTGGTCAAACTTTAAATGAATACCAGGTACTCCATCCCTTGCTTCTGACCAGAATACAAATACACGATTGTTTTTCGCATCCCTACCTACCTCATACGATACACCAAAGGGACGTGAATCACCTTCAACGTAATATCTTTTGTAATGTGGAATAATATCATAATCTAACTTGTCACCAACGTACTTAGTACGAAAAGCCATAGAGCCTGTAAGCCACGCTGTTTCGTTATACTCACGTGCTGCTGTATCTAAATGATGTGCCAACTCCATATACTCATCTGCTGACTCTCCGTTAATCATACGTTTAGGTGGATTCTTATAGATCATATTCCTAGCACGTGCAAAACGTGGCACAATCTTCTGTGGAAAAGCCGGTATCTGCTCTAATGTAGAAGGCGAGAACCATTGCTCTATATGTTGATCCACGTGCCTGTGATAATAAAAGTCTAAAGCTGTATCACGTTCTGCGTTCTCTTGGTCCTCTAAATTCTTTTGTGCTGTGCGTATAGACTCAAGGACTATCTGCTGTGATAAATCGGGCAACACTACATCATTAACTGTCATCATTCATACATCCAATTCTTATCCATATTGAAACTCATTACTTGAGTGTTATTAATTAAGTCTTGTGCTTCCCTTTTAATTCTTTTGTCGATTTGTATTCCGTATATCCATAGTCCTATAAATACACAGTTAATCGCTATTGACATCCCTAAGATAAATGCTACCATCTTACGCTTTCCATAATCTTACGAGTAGCCGGATGCAGACGATTAATCGCATAACCCATTGCATCGCTACTATGGCTCTGGGTGCTATCTCTTTTATCTATATCATTGCCAGACCAGACGTTTCTTTCAAAGTCCATAATAAGATTCGGGCAGTTCTCACAAGAGAAGTTGCCATCACGTATCAACTTGTTTACTGAATTAACACGCTCACGTACAGGCGGATTGGCTTTAGGTACTGATACAGTATATCCCGGATTAGATTTAATAATATAATGATCACTATTTACTGCGGACGATTTTCTCGCACTACCACTTGCATCCGGAAAGATTTTAGCCTCTGGATATCTCTTTACTAATTCTTCAACCATATCATACGTTGTTGCGTTCTTTAATCTCACCTCGTCAAATACGTGTATCCAATTAGGTCCTATATAAAAGACTTCTGTAC